AGAGGAGCTGCTCAGTTCCACAGAGCTGTAACACAATTAGCATCAGGTTGGTCAGCAATTGGATTTGATAACACAAATCAAAATGCTATTAAACAAACAACTTCAAAATTCCATAGTAATGCGTTTGTTGCAGGATTCCAATTCACTGAATGGAAAGCTCCTAACAACATTCATGTTATGTTAGAAGTTGACCCAATGTATGATGACAAAGTTCGTAATAAAGTATTACACCCAGATGGTGGAGTAGCAGAATCTTATAGATATGATATTTTATATATTGGATCTATGGAAGAGCCAAACATTCAAAAAGTTAAAGTTAAAGGTTCTGACGAATTACGTGGTTATATCGCTGGTATTCGTAATCCTTTTACTGGACGTAGAGGTGGTGAAATGCAATTGATGGAAGATAGTGCTACTATGACAGCATTATGTGAAGGTTACGGAGCAATGGTTAAAGACCCTTCTCGTACTGCAACTTTAAAGCCAAGTCTGATAGATTAAATTTATGACTGGAATATATAAAATAACAAATCCTAAAGGTGCGATCTATATAGGTCAAGCTGTAAATATAGAACGTCGTGAGACAGACTACGCTAGAGCAGGATGTAAATCTCAAAGAAAGATTTATAATAGTATAAAAAAGTATGGTTGGAAAGATCATACTTTTGAAATACTAATTGAATGTGAAAGAAGTGAGTTAAATAAATACGAAAGACTATTTGGATTACAATTTGATGTATTATCCAGAAAAAATTTAAATCTTAATTTACCAAACAATAATGAAAATCCAAAATTAGTTTCTGACGAAACTAGATTAAAAATTTCTAAATCAAATAAAGGAAATCAAAAAAGATTAAATGCTGTTTTATCTCAAGAAACTAAAGATAAGATATCAAATTCTTTAAAAGGTAATTCTATATCTGAAATTACTAAATTAAAAATTTCAAAATCTTTACAAGGACATGTTGTTTCTGAACTTACTATAAATAAATTAAGAGAACGTAGATCTAAAAAAGTTATAAATATTAAAACTTTAGAAATTTACGATTCTGCTTTTATATTACATAAAATATTAAAAATTAATTATAGTACATTAAGAGGTCAATTAAATGGTTTAGTTTCAAATAGAACTGATTTTGTATATTTAGAAAATTATAATAAATAAGATAGGGAAAAAACCTAGACAGCTTTATAGCAGGGTTAATACTAGTCAATCTTAAAGTCTCCAAATATTTATTAGCATTATTTGTGGACTATAAAATAAAGGTTTTAATTGGAGGTTCCTTAAAAACCTCCTTTTTTAAAATAATCTTAAAGGAAGAAGAGATGAAAGAAGATACTAAAGAGAAGAAAAGTACGTTTACACTACCTGATGAAATTGTGGTAGTCAAATATATTAATAGAAATACTGGAATGGCAGCTAACGTTGATAAGAATCACGTTATCTCAGGAGGTATGTTAACAAATGCAGTACGTAAATTTTCTGCACCAATTCAAAGAAATGGTTCTATTAAAAATGTTCTTACTAATGAAGAAAAAGAATATTTAGAATCGGTTACAGGTTTAAATTTATCTGTATACGGAGAATTTTGGCAAACATTTTTTGTAACATTACAAAAAGAAGATGCTAATAATAGATTTGATTTAAGTAATCCGATGGATTATATTTCTGTTAAAATTTTAGAAAGTTTAACAAAAGAAGATATTGCTCCATCATGGGCTGTACGAAATCAAAAACAAACTTATCAATTTGCAATCACAAGAGGTGATGAAGAATTGTTAGAAAATAAAAAGAAATTTGATTCTAAACGTGAAGCATTTATGTTATACGGTAAAATCATGGATGACAAAGATAAACTATTAGGAGTTTACAAATTATTAACTAATAAACCTATTAGTAATGATTCATCTCTTAGTTGGTTACAAGGTAAAGTAGAAGAAATTATTGATACTAAACCTTTATCTTTCGTAAATGTTGTAAACGATAAATCTTTTCACACTAAAATGTTAATTACTGAAGGTGTTGATAAAGGAGTTATTGTTAAAAAATCAAATAAATATTCAACTGTCGATGGTTTAGATTTATGTAATCCTGGAGAAATTGCAACATTTGATAATGCTGTAGCTTATTTAGATAACATTAGAAATCAAGAAGTGAGAGATATTGTTGAAGCTAAGATTAATAAAGAGAAATAAATATGACAAACTTAGAAATGAGTAATGAGTTTGATATTCATTATAATAGTATTGCTGGACAATCTGCTCCTAATATAGACGATTATGAAAAATCAGTTTTTTTCACAAAAGCACAACTAGAATTAGTGAAAAACTATTATGACGCTCTAAGTAATCGTAAACAAAAAGGTTTTGAAGCAACTGAAAAAAGAAGAACAGATTTAAAAGAACTTATTGTAAATTATAAGAATTCTACGCCATTATCATTAAATAATGGAATAGATATTAATTCTAAATTTTTTACAATACCAAATAACACTTTTTTAATAATTCAAGAAAGTGCTAAATTATCTTCTAATAATAATTGTATTAATAATAATATAGCAAATATTAAAGCTATAACACATGATGAATATAATATTCAAAAATTAAATCCTTTTAAAAAACCAGATGAAGATACTCTTTGGAGATTAGATATTGCAAAATATGATAATAATCAAATTGTTGAAATTATTTCACCTTATGATATTGCAGAATATCATATGAGATACATAACCTATTATTTTAAAAGATTTAACCGTTACATTTCCTGGAGAAAATTTATCTATAGATGGATTTACTGCAGAAACACAATGTGAGTTAAACGAATCTATTCATAGAGAAATATTAGATAGAGCTGTTGAATTAGCATTAAGAGATTATAAACCACAAAATCTTGATAGTAAAATTCAATTAGATCAAAGAAATGAGTAATTAAATTATTTATAAATTAAAACTTTAAAATTATGTACGGACCGAATCAAGTAGGTGAGTTAATTGTAGGTAATGCTGTTGCGACAGAAACTACAGTTGCAACATTTATTGCTACAGCAAGCGATAAAGAAATTAAAGCGTTATCTACCACAGGTGGAAACGTTGCTGCAGGTAAACCATTTTATTTTTTACAAAAAACTGATGGTGATGCAACTAAAAATCTGAATTATGAGTTTTCAGATAAAATTGATCCTAGATACGTTGAAAA